CTTCCGCCAGGACGATCAGACACGCCCCCCAGGGCAGGATCATCGCCAGCGGGTCCCTCCAGCTCCCCGCGTGGCCCCGGAGACCAGCGCGCAGCGGGTCGAGCGTCCAGGCGAGGGGGTCGTCCGCCCTCACCTCGCCTCGCTTCACGAGCAGGGCGCGCGCCGCGGGAGCCACGAGCCCGAGCAGGAGCACCGGGTTGAGCGCGAAGATCGCGGCCCAGACCGGGGCCTTCTCGCTCACCGCGGCCCCGAGTAGCGCGAGACCGATCGCACCGGGCAGCGAGATCGGCGCGAGCACCGCGGCCCCGAGCGCGAGCGCGAGCCCCGGCATGTCCACGAGGATCGGCCGGCTCGACGCGAACCGGATCGACGGGAGCCCGAGCAGAAGCAGCGCCGCGAGACCCGCCTGCATCTCCGTGGCTCCGTGCTGGAGCGCGAGCGCCGCGGTCAGTGCAGACACCGCGATGATCGAGACGATGTTGACCGCGATCCACGCTCGTTCACACCTCCCGAGAATCCAGGGGAGCAGCCAGCGCAGATGGAACGGAACGGGCTCGCGTCCCCCCGCGCCCATGCGGAGGTAGCGTTGCCCGTCCGGTGTCAGTCGGAAGCTCATCGATGCCCTACTGCGGGACGAATTCGAGGCTTGCCTCGACGTCGAACGAGGTATCTGCCCCGGACATGTACGTGGTAAACGAGAACGAGCAGTCTCCGACCTCGTTCGTAAGGTTGGTGATGAGGTATGCGGATCGCGCGTAGTCGTTATTGAAATAGATGTTCCGCTCCGTCGACGGTGTGATCGTGGTGGTTGGCAGCAAGATCCTTGAGCTGACCGACTCTCCACCGAGCGCGGGCACCGCGAAGAGCACCGTCAAGAGAATCGCGATCAGGTAATGCATGTGGACCTCCTACTGTCCCACCACCGGGAGCACTGAGCACCGGCAGTTGATCGAGTTGTGAGCGCTGAGCTCGGAGCCACCGGCACCGACGCGCGGGGCGTCGGCAAGCTCTCCGTCCTCGAGCGTGAACGGCTCGCCGATACCTACGATCTGACCGTGGATCTGGTGAGTCTCGCGCACGTCGGCGTCGAGGCTCGTCATCCACTCCTTCCGCTCGACCCCTCCGAGCTTGAAGCCTTCGATCTGCGCGCTCGACTGCGCCTTCCCGATCTCGGTGCGAGCGATCGTGACGGCGTGGTGCTTGCGCCGCTCGGCGAAGACGCCCCGGATGCGCTTCGCGATCGAGCTGACGCCCTCGCCTTCCTCGGTCGCCTTCATCAGCTCGGCAGCGATGCGCCGCTTCGTCGTGCGATTCGCGTGCTGAATGAGCTGGGCTCCCTGGGCCTTGAGCGTCTTCCGCATCGCGTCGGTGAAGACGAACTCCTCGATGCCGAGGCCAGAGAGCGTCTCTCCGAGCACTTGGAGGAAGACGCCCTCTCGCAGGGGCTCGAGCCGGAGCTCGAAGAGTTGAGTCCAGCGCCGATCGTTCGGGTCGAAGATCCCGTCCACCGTCGCCCTCGCCCTGGACTCCAGCTCCTCGAGCTTCGCGAGCACGTCGTCTCGCTGGCGGGTGAAGATGATCCGCATCTCGCGGGAGAACGCGGGGATGAACTTCCGCTCCCTGGCGACCACGCGCTGCCACTCGGCGCGCGGAGTGAAGTAGTCGGCCCGTGCGCCATTGATCCGCTTGCGGGGCGGCTCCTCGGGCTCGAGATCCACCTCCTCGCCTTCGGCCGGCTCGGGCTCGTCATCCTCAATTGCCCCATCTCCTGAGGTGGGAAGCTCGAACATGTCCGAGCCGTCGTAGGGGACTTGGCCGAGCTGGCCGACGGGAAGCTCACCCCACTCGACGGGATCTAGCCCGCGGTCGGAGCGCACGAGGTTGATCGAGCGGACCTTGTTGGTGAGGTCTGCGGTCTCCTGGGAGAGCGTGAATGTCTTGTCCTCGGAGACGAAGGGCTCGAAATCGACCTTGAGCGAGGAGTCGAAGTCGGGCGCGAGCTGCGAGGTGAAGCCATCGGCGATCAGCGTGGCGATCGGAAGAATCGTATGCCGATCGAAGACGAACTGATTCGTCTCCGCGCTCGACCGGTCCCCGCTCACCACCTGGCCGAGGATCGAGCGAGGCGTCCCGAACGCCATCAGCACATCGTCGCGCCAGAACTCGAGGAGAGGAGCGAGCTCAGCGCCACTCTGGAAGGCCAGCTCCTTCAGCGTGTAGCCGCTCGGCGTGATCGCTGGGTTGCCCTTCTGCGAGCCGCTCCGGCGATGGTAGGACTCGCGCCACTCGGCGAAGAACCGCGTCTTCTCCGCGGCCGTGAACGCCGTCGCCTCGGGGCCTGCCTCAAGGTACGTCTTCGGCGTCGCGTCGTCCTGGTAGTGCGCGCGTAGGTGCTGGTGCGCGAACTTGCTGGCGTCCACCTCGATCCCGGTCGGCCCGAGGTAGCCCTCGGAGGTCCAGGGTGATTCGGGGTCCGGGAAGTAGAAGCGCACGACACTCTCGGCTCTCACCACGATGGTCCGGCCGTCCCCGTCGATGACCCGGTACGCTTGGACGATCCCCTGCGAGAGCTGCGGGGTAACGTTCCACGGAAGCATCGGATGAAGCTCAACCGGAACCGAGAGCCGGTTACCGACCTTCAGTAGGTACGCCTCGCCGATCGTCACGATGTACTGCCCGAGCAGCCGGAGCATCTGCATCTGTGTGTAGTTCGGGTGGGGGCGATCGAGCAGCAGCTTGAGCGGATGGTCGTCGAGGATCTCTTCTTCGACCGTGCCATCGCGCAGTCGGTGGTTCGTCTTCACCTGGAGCTTGAGCGACGAGAGTCGGTTCGCGATCGCGCGGGTCGCCGTGTCAGCAATACCGAGATTCTCGGCGAGGAGCGTCGTGTGAGCCGGCTGATTCCCGATCCCGCCTCCGAACCAGAGCGAGGAGAGCGGATGGAACGGAATCGCCTGCACCGCCTCGCGCTTCCCTCCTCGGCCGATCCATCCGCGCACCCGCTCAAGCATCGGCATGTTCTCCCTCCGGCTCGGGAGCGGGGCCGTAGAGGTCGGCCGGAGAGACGCCCCGCTTCGTGAGCGCAGCGAACGCGCCGGAGGTGGCGTCTACGTCGTCATCGTGGCTCCCGTTGGGGAACATCTCGAGGACGCGCAGGTACTCCTCGACCCACGGGCCGGCGAGGATCTCGACGTTGCCCGCCTCGGCCTGCGAGGCGAGCGGATTCGAGCGCACCACCTTGTCTCCCGTGACCGTGCGGCATCGGACGGGGAAGCCGGCAAGCAGCCTGATGAAGTGCGCGGCGGCAATCTTCCCCGAGGCGCCCGGCTCCTGCTCGATCTCAATCTGGACGGTCGGGCCGTCGAGGTGCGCGGTCTGGAGGACGAGCGCATCGACCGTGCGCGGGCTCCCCCGGAGGCGCTTCACGTCCTCGACACAGAAGCGGCCATCCGAGGCGGCCATGCGGACGCCCACCGTCCAGTCGGGATCTTTGCCAGGCTTCGGCTCGGTCGCCGCGAGGTCCCAGTACCGGACGCGCCGGCCCTGAGCGGGAGCCGCCGGCGCGAGCTTGAACCACTCGCGCTGGAACCTTGATCCCGGCTGCCGCGCGTTCCAGTCGCCACGGAGGAGCTGATCGCGCTCGTAGGGATGAAGCTCGGAGAGGGTCGCTCGGTAGTCCTCGGCATCGAGGTGGGGGTTATCGCTGAGGCGGGCGGGGATGAAGAGGCGCCGGGCTTGGTGCTCGTGCGGGTCGACGAACCGCGCCTTGACCCAATCGTGCCCCTCGCCACCAGGATTCGACGCGGCGCGCACGCGGAGGGGGATCTGCGAATCCTTCAGCCGGCGCAGCCGGGAGGTGAGGTAGCTGTACTGCGACTGCGAGAACTGCGTCAGCTCATCCCAGCCGATGAACTGGTAGCTCGGCCCCTGGTGGTTGTACTTGTCGCGCTCGAGCTGGAGGTGGGAGAAGCTGAGCGTCCCGCCACCGGCGCGATGCCAGCGCACCGGCATTCCGTGGATCGTGTCGATCCCCTGCCACTCGGGCCGCCCGCCGAGCCACTCGAGGGCGCGGGCGAGGAGGCCGTCCTCGGGCGCCGCAAGCTGCGGGAAGGAGCGCCTGAAGATCACCGCCGAGTAGCCGGGCTGGTCGATGTACTGGAGCGCCGCCATCAGCAGGTAGTCGGATTTGCCACCTCCGGCCGCCCCGCCGTACAGGATCTCGCGTACCCCTGGGAGCGAGAGCGCGATCCACTGCTTCCGCGTCGGGCGATGCGGGCAGCCTGGGAGGTAGAGCTCGGGGAGCTTCAATGGAGCGCCTCCGGCTCGGTGTCGTGCCCGTTGCCTCGGAACTCATCGAGAACCTTGCGCTGGTCTTCCTCGGTTGGGACGAAGCGGTGCGACTGGGGCAGTGCGGGGGGTACTTCAATGCGAGTGATGTTTTGATAGCGCCTGGGCAAATGACCTCGTAGCAGGATTTCAGCGAGACGGTCACTATACTCGCGCACGTGTCCAACACACTCTCCGCCCTGAAAGACGGGACGATCGACACCTCCACAGGCTCGTCGGTAGACTTCGCCTTCGAGCGTGTCGATCGCCTCTGATATGGCGTCATCCCACGCCTCGCAAAATACCGGATCGTCTTCACGTACCTGGTATACACGCCGGCGTGAAATACCCACCTGACGAGCGGCCTCGCTTACGTTGCAGGTGGAGCGCAGGATTTTGAGAAACTTCTCACGCGCGTTTTGTGTGAGTACCTGCGCAGGCTGCGCCATCGTCCACCACCCCATCCGTGCCCGTCATTGGAACACAGATGAGTGACAGACACAAGCGTTTCCAGTCTCCGATCCGTATACAAAAGATCCCGTCCTCGAGCCGATCGCCTTTCCTGTGGATCGCCGCCATAGGGATCTCATCACCTCGCGCTGCGGACAATGCCTGTCGGCAGGCGTCCAGAATGAGTCCAAATCCCATCTGTGCGCCATGCTTACACTCCACGGCATATTGTCCCTCGAGACCGGATATATCGCTGAGGCCCGAGGATGGCCCTCCCTTGAACGTCGTCAGGGGACCCCGCCTAGTCCCCCCTAGCACGTCCGCCACATAGCGCTCCCACGCCTTCCACGCACTATCGCCCATCTGTCCCCCCGGGGTTGTGTGCCCTTGTGTGTGCTTGTGTGTACAAGACGGTGTTGTGTGTGTGTGTCTCTAAGAGAGACGCACACACACACAAGGCACCATCGCCACAGGGACCGCCCCTGCGTAGGGGTCTCACCACTTGCTAGACACTGAAATGTGTTACGCACACGGACCACGAGAGCAGCCTAGCACCGCACCTCCA